GGCATCTGTGCATGCCCGCAGGTTTCACTATAGGGGGCTATTAGCCCAACGATGAGCAAAACCGCAACTAAGGCCGAGAAATCCAGCAAGCCCCCACAGCGTTCGACTGGTGGGCACGGTGGGGCGATTAAAACGCTGGCCGACCTGACACCGGATGCCAGAAACGCCAACCGGCATACCGAGCGCGGGTCGGGACTTCTGGAGCGGTCCCTTCGGCAGTACGGTGCGGGGCGGTCGATCCTGCTGGACAAGCATGGGCGGATCATCGCTGGCAACGCCACGACCGAGGCGGCGGGCAGCATCGGGCTGGAAGATGTAATCGTTGTCCAGTCGGACGGGACCAAGTTGGTGGCCGTGCAGCGGACGGACTTGGATCTGGAAAAGGACAAGGCCGCGAGGGAACTGGCGATCATCGACAACCGGGCCGGCGAGTTGAACCTCGAGTTCGACGCCGAGGCCCTGCAATCGCTGGCCGCGGACTTCGACATCGATCTGAAGGATGTCGGGTTTGCCGATGGCGAGCTCGAAGCCATGCTTCCCGCGGTGCCGGTCGAGGAAGACGAGGTTCCCGACTCCTCCACGGTTGATCAGCGATGCCAGCCCGGTGACCTCTGGAAACTGGGCGATCATCGGCTGCTCTGTGGGGACTCAACGAAGGCCGATGATGTGGCGCGGCTGCTCGGTGATGCAAAGCCGTTCATCATGGTCACTGACCCGCCGTATGGGGTGGAGTATGACCCGGAGTGGCGAGAGGGTTCGGACCTCGGTGTCGGCAAACGGAGCAAGGGCAAGGTCGAGAACGACGATCGAATCGACTGGACCGAAACGTACAGCCTGTTCCCCGGCAGCGTGGCCTACGTTTGGCACGCCTCGTTCTACACCATCGATGTGGGCCTCAACCTTCGGAATGCCGGGTTTGAGATCCGCTCGTCCATCATCTGGCGCAAGCAACACTTCGCCATGAGTCGTGGTCACTACCACTGGCAACACGAGCCGTGCTGGTATGTCGTCAAAAAGGGTGCAACGGCCAAATGGTGTGGTGACCGAACGCAGAGTACCACGTGGGAGATTGCCAACAACAACTCCTTCGGAAACGCAAACGCTGAGGAGACATGGGGCCACGGCACCCAGAAGCCCGTCGAGTGCATGGCCCGTCCCATCCGCAACCACGGCACCAAGAAGGATGACGTCTACGACCCATTCCTCGGCTCAGGAACCACACTAATTGCCTGCGAGCAGTTGGGCAGGCGGTGCTTCGGCTTGGAGATCAGCCCGACCTACTGCGACGTAATCCTTGCCCGATGGGAAAAATTAACAGGCAAAAAGGCAGAACTCGTGAAGGCGTAACATGGGACGACGTGGACCAGCTAAAACACCAACAGCGCTTGCAAAGTTGAAGGGAAATCCAGGGCACCGGCGACTAAACAATCAGGAGCCGTCGCCCCCAATTCCAGCAAGCGTTCCAGACGCACCCGAATGGCTGGACGCCGAGGGTGCCAAGATGTGGAACCGAAGGGCGGGAACACTCCATGGCATGCGGCTTCTAACGCAAAACGACATCGAGTCGCTGGCGAAATACTGTGATTGCTGGTCGCGGTGGTGCATAGCGAGAGATTTCCTCCGCAAGCATGGCGACTCTTACCCGGTGAAGACTGCGGACGGGAAGCTCAAGTGCATGATCCAGTTTCCTCAGGTCGCTATATACCGCAACCTGCTTGTGAGCATGCAGCGATACGAGCAGGAATTTGGGATGACGCCAGCAAGTCGCACGCGCATTTCGATTAAAGATGAAGCAAGTGCCGACGATGACGGCGGTTTTGATTTTGAAGTTCCTCCCCTGCGGCTGGCGAAGTAATGACCGCAACCGATCAAGAGAACAAGCGAATCCGCGAGACAGTAGCCGAGTACATCCGCGGGGTCGATGCGGGAACGATCATCGCGGGGGTGCTAGTTGTTCGGGCGGTTCGCCGGCACCTGTGGGACCTGGAGCACCGCGACGACCTGCGGCACACGTTCGATGATGAAGCCGCCTGCAGGGTGATCCGGTTCTTCGGGCTCCTGCGGCACTGGAAGGGCGAATGGGCGGGCAAGCCGTTTACCCTTTCCCCGTGGCAGATGTTCCTGCTGTGGGTGCTCTTCGGCTGGAAGCGCAAGGACGGCACACGACGGTTCCGCGTCGGGTACATCAAGGTCGGGCGAAAAAATGGCAAGACCCCGATGCTGGCAGGCATCGGGCTGTACATGATGACCGCAGACGGCGAGGCTGGCGCGGAAATCTACAGCGCAGCCACGAAGAAGGATCAGGCGCGGATCATCGTCAAGGATGCGGCGATGCTGTCCAAGACATCGCCAGCCCTTCGAAAGCGGCTGGTTGTGTCGCCGGCACTGACGGGCCGGAACGCCAGCGGCAACTTCGTCAGCAACATCGCCTATCCCGCCGGCGCTTCCAAGATGGAAGTGCTGAGCAAGGAGAGCGATACGCAGGACGGGTTGAGCCCTTCGGCGGGATTGGTCGACGAGCTCCACGCCCACAAGGATCGCGGCATCTGGGATGTGTTGGACTCGGGTACATCCTCCCGGCGTCAACCGCTGATGCTGGCGATCACCACGGCCGGCGAAGAGAACGACGAGTCGATCGACGCGCAGACCCACGAGATTGCCGAGAAGGTCTTGGAGGGTTTCGATAAGCCGGATGGCGTGAAGGATGAAACCTTCTTCGCGTTCGTGGCGATGGCTTCAAAGGAAGACGACCCTTACGACGAAAAGACGTGGATCAAGGCCAACCCGAACTACGGGATATCGGTCAAGCCCGACGACCTTCGGCGCAAGGCCGAGCAGGCAAAGCAGTTCGCGGGCTTCCGCCCCGAGTTCTTCCGCAAGCATCTGAACCTCCGAACGCAGGCGGCATCGGCGTGGATCAACCTGCAACAGTGGGACCAATGCCGAACGCCGTTCGAGCTGTCAGACGTTGAAGGTTGGGAATGTGCCGCAGGGATGGACCTTGCGGCCAAGAACGACCTGACGGCACTGGTCTTGATGTTTCAGAAGAACGGCCGGTACAGGCTGAAGTCCTGGTACTGGATGCCGGAAGAGACGGCGAAAGAGCGGCGGCGCCGTAGTCCGTTCTGGGGTCCGTGGATTGATGAGGGATTTATCGCGGTCACACCTGGGCCGGTGAATGACTTCGATTTCCTCGAAGGCCAGATTGTCGAGCTCGGGCAGGATGCGAAGTTTCTGAACATCCTCTTCGATCCGCACAACTGCATTCAGACGGCCGTGCATCTTCGGGACAATCATGGGTTCGCGGTGACGGAGTTCACGCAGACCTACACCAACTACAACGAGCCGTGCAAGGAATTCGAACGGCTGATCGTCGGCGGATTGTTGGAACACGACGGCAACCCTGTGACACGCTTCATGGTCGGCAACATGACCTTGGAGACGAATTCGATCGGGCTGATGAAACCCGTCAAGCCCAAGCCGAACAGTGAGAAGAAAATCGACGGCGGCCAGGCGTCGATCATGGCTCTCGGCCACTGGGTTCGCGGCGAGACGGAAGACGGCGGGGAGCTGGCGGATATCCCGTTCGTTGTGGCGAAGGCGTGAACGTGCCGGCCGGATTTGCAAAGCATCAACCCCGCTATCAGCCAGCCCCGAGGCCAAGCGCCGCGGCAAGGGGTTACGACAGCAAGTGGCAACGCGAGAGCAAGGCGTTTCTTGCGAAGCCCGAGAATCGCAAATGCTTCTACTGTCTGGCCCCGGCAACCTGTGTGGATCACGCCATCCCGCACAAGGGCAACAAGAAATTGTTTTGGGACCGCTCGAACTGGCGGCCGTCCTGTGGACCGTGCAACTCGCGTAAGAACGCCAAGACCGAGGGTGGCTTCGGCAACCCGATGAAGTGACCGCCTAATCGCCCCCATGTTCAACACCATCGATTCGTATACAGACCCGCTGCTCATGGGCGACGTGAAGGCGGCGTTTAGCGCTGATCCGTACCTGCAGGCGTCGGTGCGCACGGTCGAGGGTTACGGATCGAAGGGCGCCAAGCCGCGGCCGTTCAACCAGCACGCGGCGGTTCGGCAGTTTGGTTCGTGGATCTACAAGGCCACGATGCTAAACGCGAACGCGGTGGCGCGAATCCCGCTGCGGTTGTACGTAAAGCGCAAGAGTACCGGGACCAAGCTCTTTCGAACCTCGCGGGTCGAGGGTAAGCGGCTGCGATACCTGTCGGGCAAGGCGTTCGGCGGTGGGCGGCAGCTACAACCAAGCCAGGGCGTGGCGCAGAAGGTCGCGGAGTGGGATGGGCAGTTCGAAGAAGTGACCGAGCAGCATCCGGTCCTGCGTGTGTTGAACAGCGTTAATCCGTGGATGGGCGGATTCCGACTCACCCAGTTGCGGATGATCTACCTGCAACTGACGGGCAATGCTTACACGTTCAAGGTGATGGATCGGGCGCTAGGCATCCCATCGCAGCTGTGGCCGATGCCCTCGCAGTATGTGCAGATCAAGCCGAGCCGCGAGACGTTCATCGAGTCCTACATCTACGGCGTCGGGACCGAGAACGAAAAAGAGTTCATGCCCGACGAGGTGTGGCAGAGCAAGCTGCCGAACCCGAAAGACCTGTACTACGGGATGGGGATTGTCGAGGCGGCGTGGACGGCGCTGGGGCTTCATAGTTCAAAGCGAGTGATGGATCAGGCGAAGTTCGACAACATGAACCGGCCTGACTGGTTCATCGCGTTCAAGCAGGCCGTTCAACCCGAGGCGCTGACGCGGTTCGAATCCAAGATCGACGAGAAGTTTCGCGGCCCCTCGAAGTCGGGCAAGTTCCTGGCGATCGGTTCCGACGCGACGATTCAGGCGATGAATCAGGAGTTACAGGAGATCGGTGACGCTGACCGCATCTGCGAGGAAATCGCGGCGGTGTCCGGCGTGCCGGTGGGGATGCTCAAGGGCAACGATCCGAGCCGGGCCAGTGCGCAGACGGCAGATACCGCATGGCTCCGCGACACGATCCGTCCCCTGGCATTGGGTGATGAGGAAGAGTTAAACGAGCAATACCTGCCGTCGTTCGACGTGGGCGATGATGCCTTCCTCGCTTATGACCCGGTGAGCTTCGAAGACGAGACGACGATCCGGCGCAACGCGGCTGCCGGCGTGTCTGGTTCGCTGCTGACGGTCAACGAGGGGCGCGAGGAAATCGGGTACGGGCCGATCGATGGCGGCGAGATCCGTTATGCCCCGTCCGGTGCGACCGGCCCGAATGCGAGCCTGCAGGGTCCGATGGCACCGGGGCAGAATCCCGATCGGCAGAACGAAGGTAACGGCGACAAGCCACAGAATATTCCAACCGAGCAAGTCGATGCTTCGACCGAATCAGACGCCAACTGAGCCCATCACCCTTGCCGGCGTTGAAGCCCTTCGGCTGCAGGCTATCGGCAGCGAATCCGTCGCGGCGTGGCGAGCGTACACCGCGGCGCGGGCCACGTATCGCCGGGAGACCCTGATGCTGCTGGCGTTGATTGAGACGACCGAAAGTGAGTAATCGCATGAAGAACCAGTACAAGGCGTTTTCGTCAGACATCTCGGTCGTGGAAGGTGAGCGGGCTGTTGCTGCAATCATCAGCACCGATGCGGTCGACCGAGACGGTGAGGTCTTGATCCCACAGGGGATGAACGCGAAAGACTATCAGCTTAATCCTGTTGGGTTCTTCAATCACGCCTGGGCCGAATACGGTGGCGAAGCAAAGGACAAGTTGCCAGTTGGTCAGTGCGTAGCAATCGCAAAGGCGGCAGACTCTATTTCCTTCAAGTTCATTTTTGCTGAGCGCCCGGCAACCTACCCGCAGGATCAAGAGTGGTTGCCCGATACCCTACTGAGCCTCTATCAGCAAGGCGTGATGCGGGCCTTCAGCGTCGGCTTCATGCCGGTCGAGACTCGCGCGGCAACCGACAAAGACCTGATGACTTTTGGCGCCGACTGCCGGCGGGTCGTGTCCAAGTGGAAGTTGTTCGAAGTCTCCTGTGTTCCACTTCCTTGTAATCAGGAGGCAGTGGCCCTGGCCGTTTCGAAGAAGCTCATTACCCGCGATGGCGCCAAGTCGCTGTTTGGGAAGTCGGGCGAAGTGACGGATGAGCAGATCGCCACAGCAGAAGCCGTAGTGGTTGGTGAGCCAGCCGAGGGCGGTGGTGTCTACCATGGCACCAAGTCCGACGACGACAAGTCGGCGATGGGCACCTGTTCCGAGTGCGGGAAGGAATTCCCGGTCGGCGAACTGGATGATGACGGGATGTGCGCGGACTGCAACAGCGCGAAGTCGGCCGAGCCGCAAAAGCGCGTGGTTGCCGCAATCCCGATGAAAGCCGCACCGCAGCCAGCCCAAGAAGTTAAGCATGTTCGGCGCGTGGTTGACCTTCCCGGTGCGCCCGCAACCGACATCAAGACCATCGTTCGAAAGACGGTGGTCCACCAGATCCTAAAAGAACGCGGTCGGCTTTACGCCGACTGATTGACCAAACGAAAAAACACGTCAGGCAGTCCCCCGAGGGTCGATGACCGCGCGTAGCGGTCGGGCGAATACGGATTCGGACACCAGCCAGAGACGGCAGACGCCACCGCTTGCGCGGATGGCACAGGAAGAATCCCTATGAAAAAGCGACCTGTTCCCCTCGACGTGTTCGAGGAATCGGTTCTGCCGGCGCTTCAGCAGAAGCACGCCGACATCAAGGCCCTGCAGACGGCCATCGACGAGAGCTACGACATCTTCGAAGAGGATGCGGCCGGCAAGCGCACGTCGATCAAGTACAGCGTGACCGGCAACGGCGAGACCAAGACGACCGAAGGCGACAAGGCGATGGACACCAAGGCCATCGGCGAGCTCGTGGCGACGACCGTCAAGGAAACGCTGAAGGCGTTCCGCGAAGAGAACCCGGCCCCCAAGTCGCCGATCACCCAGATCGATGTCAAGTCGTCCGCGATCCCTGAGGGGATCAAGCTTTACAAGCAGGTGAAGAGCTTCACCGGCACCGAAGAGCAGCGGAAGTACAAGGCGTATCAGTTCGGCGCCTGGATGCTCGGCTCCGTGTTCGGCCAGAAGAAGTACCGCGACTGGTGCGAGGAACGCGGCATCAAGACGATGCTGGCTCCGCAGAACGACAACTCGCCGACGATCACCATCGGCAAGGCCCACAGCGAAGGCGTGAACACCGCTGGTGGCGTGCTGGTTCCCGACCAGATCGAAAACGACCTGATCGACCTGCGCGAAATGTACGGCAAGTTCCGGGCCAACGCCCGTATCCGTCCGATGGTTCGCGACACGGCGATCATCCCGCGTCGTACCAGCGGTCTGACGGCGTACTTCCCCAATGAGGCCGGCGCGATCACCGAGAGTACCAAGGGCTGGGACAATGTTGACCTGACCGCCAAGAAGCTGGCGGCCCTGGCGAAGTACAGCTCGGAAGTGCTGGAGGACGCGATCATCAGCATCGCCGATGATCTGGCGAGCGAAATCGTCTACGCCTTCGGACTGAAGGAAGACCAGTGCGGCTTCATCGGCGATGGCACTTCGACGTATGGCGGGATTCTGGGCGTGACCAATGCCCTGACGACCGTCTGGACTTCGACCAGCACCACGGCTGCCGGCAGCGTGATCGCTTCCGGTAACGCGATGACTGAAGTTACCGACCTTGACCTGATGCAGGTCATGGGCTCCCTGCCCGAGTACGCCGATGATGGCTCGGCTGCGTGGTACTGCTCCCGTGTTGCGGCGTTCGCGATCTTCGGCCGCCTGCTCCGCGCGTCGGGCGGCGTGACCGCTGCTGAGGCTTCGGGCGCTCTTCCGCTGGCCTATGGCGGCTACCCGATCATCACCACCCAGGTGATGCCGCGGACGGACACCAACAGCCAAGTGATCGCCGTGTTCGGGAGCATGAAGAAGGCCGCCGACTTCGGCGACCGCCGGCAGACGACCATCAGCATCAGCGACCAGGCGTACTGGGCGAACGATCAGGTCGGCATCCGTGGCACCGAGCGTTTCGACATCAACGTGCATGATGTCGGCGATGGCACCAACGCCGGCCCGCTCGTTGCGCTCCGCGCCGCCGCTTCGTAATGACGGCCAACCCCGGCAGGCGGCGTAATCGCCTGCCGGGTTTTCACTGAACTTTTGAATCCATGAGGTAAACATGGTTCCCCAGATTTCCAATGCCAAAAAGGTGCTGCCGATCTTTCAGAGCAGCACCACTGCCGGGGCAACCGCATCAGGCAACGTTGACCGCCTTGGTTACGACTTTGTAACCATTGACGTGCTTCTGCCCACTGCGGACGCCGTGTCCAACAAGCCGACTGTTCTGAAGCTCTCCGAGAGCGACGATACGGTCGTGACCAATTTCGCCAACGTGAGCGGCTTTGTGGGTGGGACGGACTTCACCATCCCCAACGCCATCACGGCGGCGACCAGCATCAGCCAGCCCTACGCGACGTTGAACGTCGATTGCCGGGGCCGCAAGCGCTACCTGAAGCTGAGCGTCAGCCCGCAGACCACCCAGGTCGTGACGGCTGTCGCCCATCTCACCCGTGCCAAGGTGATGCCTAGCACCAGTTCGCAGGCGACGGTAGTCGTCAACGGGTAACGCCGTTCCACTTCCCCGGCGCAGGCGTAAATGCTTGCGCCGGGTTTCGGCGGTCGGACAACCGCCAATCACCTTTCGGAACTTCGCGAATGTCTGAACCGATTCGCCTTAACCTTGGCGCTGGCGCCCGTCCGATCCCCGGCTTTATCGATGTTGATCGAAAGGATGGTGGCGAGGTCTTCCCGCTGCTTATTCCGCAACAGGGTGGTGATCGTCTTCCCGACGATTCGGTCGATGAAATCTATGCCAGCCACATCCTTGAGCATTTCTCGCACGGCCAAACGCTGGAGGTGCTGAAGGAATGGGTTCGTGTTTTAAAGCCTGGCAGCAGGATCAGAATTGCCGTTCCCGACTTCGACAAGATCGTTTCCTTTTACAACGAAGGCACAGACGACAAGGTTGAGTCATACCTGATGGGTGGGCATCAGGACGATAACGACCACCATGGCGCGATCTTCAATGAGCAGAAGTTGCGTGGCCTGATGCGGCACGCCGGCCTGGTCGGCGTGAGGCCATTCAGCGGAGAATACGGCGACTGCGCCTGCAACCCCGTTAGCCTGAACCTCATGGGGTTCAAGCCGACGCCCGAGATGGCAACCGTCAAAGGTGTTCATGCTGTCATGTCGGTTCCGCGGCTGTGCTTTGCCGATCAGGTGGCGTGCGTAATTGCCACTGTCGACAAACTGAAGATTCCAACCCGGTTGCGCCAAGGTGTCTTTTGGGGCCAAACGCTGACCGCGGCTATTGAGCAGGCGATTCAGGACGGCGCAGAGTACATCCTCACGATCGACTACGACTCGGTGTTCACACCGGATGACGTGCGCGAGTTGTACCGGCTGATGCAGACGAACCCCGAGGCCGATGCGATCTTCGCAATGCAGGTAGGGCGTGATCGTGATTCGATCCTGCTAACGATTCGCAAATCGGCAACCAAGAACGCCAGCGGTATCGAACGGCAGAAGATGGCTGCGGATTTACTGCCGGCATCGACAGGACATTTTGGTCTGACCCTCATTCGGGTTTCATCACTGCAGAAGATGCCCAAGCCCTGGTTCCTTCATCATCCAGATCCTCAGAACGGGTGGGGCGATGGAAGGGTGGATGAGGATATCCACTTCTGGCGACAAGCCGAGTGTTCGGGGTGGAAGGTCTTTCAAGCTAACCGTGTCGTGATCGGACACGGGCAATTCCTCATCAGCTGGCCAGATCAGAATTTGCAGCCGGTTCATCAGTACGCCGGGGATTACCGCATGAGCGGGGCGCCCGAATCAACATGGAAATAAGTCTGCTGATCCGCGCCGTGTGGCGTGGCGGTTGGACGCTTTTTGGAGATAGCGATGGCGAAGATTCAGTACGTGAAGCACCACTACGGCATTCTGCCGGGGACCATTGTGAATGAACACCGCGAAAAGGTCGTTGCCGACCTGACTCGCGACGAGATCCCCGACCCGGAGAATCCGAACAAGATGGTGAAGATCCAACCGGTTGCCGTGTTGGTCGACGATGCAACACCGACGACCGCCGAGGAAGAGCAGCAGGGCAAGAGCCTGCGGGCCGGCCAGTTGCAGACCAAGCCGGCGCGGGCGCCGATCGTCCGCAATAAGGCCGTGGCGCCGAAAGCGGAGTAACCCCGATGAGGTCTCCGCTCTCCCTTCTTCCTCCATCGTGGCGCGTCAACCGCTGGTGGAAGATCGATAGCCTGCGCTGGCCGGTCCACGCCGACCCACGGAGCACCGAACTGAAGATCGGCACGAAACCTTACCCAGGCCAAAGGTATTGGCTCATCGACGGGTTCGCGATCGTGTCGGTCTTCGGCTTCGGGTGGATCAAAGGCTACCAGTTGGAACAGGTTGATGGCCAACTCAGGCGCGTCGAACCGTTAAAGATCGTTCGCCACCTTGGCCGGGTGGATCTGGTGGCAAAGGTGCAGAAGCCCGCGCCCCTGCGATTGAGTGCCCCGGCGTTTTTCCCGCAGTGTTCTCACGACTACGACCCGAAGGCGATCAATGGCTAACGAACTGAAGGCATCCTACAACGCGAGCGCAACCGTCTACGGGGTCATTCGCCGCATCAGCGATGGTTACGTGTGGAACGGCTCCACGTTCGCCGCGTGGGTTGATGGGAGCATTGGCAACTACGACATCCCCCTTGTGTCGCAGGGAGGGGATTTCTACGCGGCGAACTGGCCATCGGCAATGGCCGCGGGATCGTACCGGGTCTTCTACTACGTGCAGGCCGGCGCGTCCCCGGCGATCACGGATACACTGCTGGATTCGGAAAACCGAACATGGAACGGCGAAACGGCGGCCGTTGATTCGGATGTTGACCTCGACACCTACGCACTTTCGACCGTCGACAGCTTCAAGCGGTTCCAGCGCATCACCGGGACGGATGACGACACGCTCATCACGGAACTGATCAACGGCGTGTCTGCGGAAATCGAGCGGGTGACGGGTATTCAGTTCAAGGCGCGTAATCGTCGCGAATGGTACACCGGCAACCACCAGAAGCGATTGACGCTGAACTACTATCCGGTATTGAACCTGACTCGCCTGTCCTACGGCTGGGCCACGGCAATGACCGTGAGCTACAGCGGGTCGGCCATCCGCGCAGAGGTCGGCGTGTCGCCTACTGGTGTTCGGCTCAACAGCGTTGCGACGAGCGGTACGGTGGCGACCTCCGACCTGCTGTTCACGGACTATCCGACCGTCTCGCTCATGGCGACGGCGATCGGTGCGGTGAGCGGATGGACCGCCTCCGTAACAACCAATATGCCATCGGCGGACCTTTGCCCGTTCGGTGGGTCAGACGCCAAATCGCAGCCGGTCTTTTTGGCCTATCCCGATCGGGGAGACTTGCGCTATCGGGTGGACTACGACGCGGCGACAGTGGAACTGGAGCAGTGCTTCCCGTGGGGTAATCAAGGTCGACAGCACTACGGCTATCCGACCGGCTACGAATCCACGGCGGTGTTCCCTCACGCCTTCAAGAACATCCTTGTCGAGTACCGGGCAGGATTCGAAACGATCCCCGCCGACGTGACGATGCTCTGCAATAAGCTCGTCTCGGATGTTTACTTCACGACCGGCATCGACCGAACGCTGAGCAAGATCGCGCTGGGGCCGTTTGCATGGACGGCGAACCAGCAACAGACGGACGATATCCGGTCTTCCTTGTCCGCGTACATCGACGTGAGCAAGACCATCGGGGGGCTGTAGCATGGCGATCAATCCCCGGCTTCGAACGATGCTGGATCGCACGGCTGACGTGCAGGCGCCGACCTACACGAAGGACGCCGGTGGCGTCACCACCCCGAGTTTTGCGGACCTGTACAGCGACGAGCCGTGCGCCATCTGGCCGGCATCGAACGCGGTGGTCGAGAGTTACCACCGGCGCGACATCATCGTATCGCACCAGATCGCATTCGGTCGCGACCTCGGCTTGACCGCGAAGCACCGGATCAGCGAGGGCGGGGTGTACTATCTCGTCAAAGGCGTTAACAACTTCGCCAACTCATCGGTGATGACGGGTGGGGTGTACGTGTACGACGTGGAACAGAGGATCAATTAACCCAAGGATAGTCATGCGAAAGATTCGCATCGTCAGCGACGGAACGCGCAACGGAACGAAGATCACGGACGCCGATACCGGCGAAACAATTCCCAAGGTGACGGGATTTTCTATCGACCACTCGGCGCGCGATCCAGTCATGTTCGCCAAACTGACCACTTACGCAATCGAAGTGGATGTGACCGCGCAGGCAACGATTGAAGCGGTCAAGGACTCGCCGATCGTCAAGGCTTTGGCGGTGAATGTGTCGGCTGGCGACAAGATCGCGGTAATCGTGAAAAACCTTCACGTCCACCCTGAGGCTCGAAGGCGATTCGAAGAACAGCTTCGAGACTTTTTCGGCGTTCCCGCTGTCGTTATCTGCGCCGACGCCGAGATCGCCATCTTGAAAGGAACACCATGCACACAGGAACAATCACCATCCCCATCCGTGTCCGCGTTGTCGGCCTGACCGCCGCGAAGTGGCAGGCGGCTATCTGCTGGTTGCTGGGCATTAAGTACGAGATTCGGGCGTGAATCGAGTTGCATTGCACTCCTCAACTAATGCCGTAATCGCGGCGATGCAACTGCTGCCCAACGGGATCAGGCGACGACTTGGAACGATCCCCCTGCTGATTGGCGTCGATCCGATCTGGGCTGGGTTGCATCGGTATGAAGATACGGGCGATGGTCGCTCTAGACGCAACTGCAGTCACGTTAGCTACGACTTTGGGCAGGCGTTACCGGCATCGCTTCGTGAGACAACAGTCGTGCTAGCAAACGGTGACGCCGATCGGGTGCTAGTGGTCCTGCATGAGTTGGGGCATGTGCTAGATCAGCGGATTGGCTTTGACCGTCCGGCGTTCAAGCCGCTGGATGCCTACGCCGCAACGCATCATGTGGAGGCGTTCGCCACCGCGTTTCAGGCGTGGGCTACGCGGCGCGAAGTTGGGCTTGAAGATGCGGAGTTCCACAACTGGAAAGAACTGATGGAGTGCGACCCATCGGCCGCAACGTTTTTTGATCGGTTGGCGTGAGCCTAAATGGGCAGGTGCATACTGATCATCAACGACGTAAACCTTGCTGAGATGCGGCGAGGGATGGAAGCGGTCAAACGGGCGGCGTCATCCCTTCAAGAGAATTCCAGAAAGAGTCCCGCTAAAGGCGCGAACAACAACCTTTCCAGCATCGTCGCGACCGACAACGGAAACGCTTCCAGTGTCAACGTTTCGAACAACGTCGATGGTCGCCGGCGCGGCTAGAGATTCCAGCCGTTCGTTGTCCTCTTCGGTCAGAGTGTGGTCTTTGAAGTTGATCTTCTGCATAGCCTGCATTGTAGCCGAGAATCCAAATGGCAAGTAACTATCTGACATCTACCGCCGCAAGTTCCACCTCGTGGGCCACCGCCGCGAATTGGTCCGGCCTCGCCGTTCCCGTTTCCACGGATACGACCACGGTTGACCAATCCGCCGCGCAGATCGATACGGGCTTGGGACAGCAGGCGGTCACGCTGACCAAGCTCACGATCCCCCTGACCTTTACGGGTACGGTCGGACTTGCGGCGACTTCGAACACCGCCAAGTCGGTATCAAGCATCACGCGATCCAGCAGCACGGCAACCGTCACGACCGCAACCGCGCACGGCTACGCCACCGGGGATTCGGTGGTGATCAGCGGCGCGGTCGAGAGTGACTACAACGGCACATACAGCATCACGTCCACGGGTACGACCACCTTTACTTACACGGTCGCCAATACCCCATCGACCCCGGCGACAGGGACAATCATCTGCCGGCGCCATCACGCCTTATGCATCGGCGCTACCACCTTCCGCTACGGCGACCCAGGCACGGGCGCGACGGCCGCGGCAGGTTCCGGGCGCATCTCTGTCGACTTCGGATCAGTGCAGACCGCGGCGACGATCGTTAGCACAAAGACCAGCGGCACGGACAGCAACCTCGAACCCGTGCGGTTGCTCGGAAGCCACGCCAGCAACACCCTGACGGTTAACGGTGGGCTGGTGGGTGTCGCCACCACCACCCCGACCGAGACGGCCACCCTTGCCACGATCAACGTCACGGGCGGAACGTTGAACGGCGGGCCGGGCCTGACCTGGACGGACATCAACCAGACGGGCGGGACGATCAACCTGAACTGCGGAGCGTCCGGTTCCTCAGACGTGAACCAGTCGGCGGGTACCTGCACCATCAACGGCGCGGGCACCATCGTCAACATCACCGTGGCAGGCACGATGAAACTGAACGTCCGCAAGGCGTCGGCGGGGGACACGATCACGGGAACGCTGCAGGTCTTGGATGGCGGGGTACTCGACTTCTCGGGCAACCCGGCCAACATCAGCATTACGACCTTGCGCGTCACGGGAGAAGTGACGATCCGCCGCAACCAGGCCAATCCCGGTCATGTGTCGTGGACAACGCTCACCCAAGATCCGGGCAGCTCGATCAAGTTCGAATAACTAATGGCACTCGCCGGCATATTCGATCCCGACGCCGCATTGGTCGATTGGAAAAAGACCTTTGACGAGCGCAAGCAGCGGGCGGCACAGCACCTTCTGTCCGCCTTGCTCAATCGGATGCCGGTCAAGACCGGGAAGATGAGCAGATCGGCCAAGGTCAAGCTGACGAATTCGGGCTTCCTGCTGATCGTTGAAGAGTTCTATTCCTACTTCGTGGATCAGGGCCACCGAGCCGGGCGAGATGTTCGGCGGGCAACGTCTCGGACAGCACTGGCGATCGCGAAAGAACTGCGGCGGGCGCGCAAGGAGACGGGCGATCTCTCGCTCAAAGATAGGGAGAAGCAGTACCGCAAGCTCTCCAAGGAAGTGAACAAGCAGACGGATAAGCGGCGGATGGTCCCCGGTGTGGAGTTCGTCAAAAAGACATTGGATGCCGAACGTGACACGGTGATCGCGATTCTGGCGGGTAACGCTTAATGGTCATCGACAAACTGCAAAACGCGATCGTCTCCACCTACACCGGGGCAACCTCCCTCGTGTCGGCCACCTCGGGTGGCATCCACTACGACACCGCACCGGAAGGCCAGACGGGCGATTACATCGTCTACGAAATCCCCGACTCCGGGGAACTGGATCAGGGCTACAACGGCTCCCAATCCTCCGATGCGCTGGTGATCTTCCGCGTTATCGCCACCGGGAACGGAACAACCTCGGGCCGGCAGAAGGGCATCACCATCATGGGCCTGTTGCTGACGGCGTTTAACACAACGTTAAGTCTCACGGGTGGAACGAACTTCAGCATGTACCAGGTGAGCGAGCCGGTGGGCATCCCGCTTCCGGCGGATCAGAACAAGCAGGACGTGCATCAATGGTCCGTGCCGTTCAATTACTCGATCGAGTGAGGAAGCAAATGAAGAAAAGCGTCAAGGTCAAGCACAAGCGCACGAATAAGTCGCTGACGGTTGAGGTCAGCGGAAACCTCAAGGACGAAGCCGAGATCAAGGCGCATATCGAGCGGGTTCTTCCCGATCACGATTTCGTCGAGATCGTCAGCGACGAACCCAAGCCGGCCAAGAAATGATCGAGATTCCACAGGAAGTCATTCAGGCGCCGGACGGAAAGTTCGTGATCTTCTGGCGGGCATGGTGCTCGCTTACGAAGCGAGAGCTTACCTTCCGCTCCCACCTGGGGACCGTCCCGACCTTCGAAGAGATGAAGGTATGGGTTGATCGGTTCTTCCGTCACTATGAGCTGCGCGAGGTGCGGCCGTGGGACCATGAAGACGAAAAACGCATTTTGTTTCCCGTTCCCGTTCAGAACGTGAAGTTCCGTTCGCCAAAGTTTGAGCTGGCCCAACCAGGTCGACGGCGGCAATCGTTCGGTGTTCCAGGTCTTGCTGGATCGTCCTTGTTGGGCGGCCGATCCCTGATTTGAAAAGGAGCCTCAAATGGCCAAGTCTCGTGTTGGCGGCAAAAATGGTGCCGTCGCTTTTGTGACCGGCTGCAATGCCGATCTTTCTGCATGGTCGATCCGGTTCGTCAACCCCGCCGACGATGATACGTCCTATGCCGATACCGGCACGGGTTCGTCGCACATCGGTTCCGGCACGCTCGATTATAACCTGACGACCAGCGGGTTCCTCTACAAGGGCACGACCACCAGCGCCCCCGGCCTCGCTACGTCCATCACCGCCACGGGCGGTGCGGTCACGCTGACTGCCGACACAGGCTGCACGGAGGCAATGACGGCCATCCTCACGGGTGGCGGTATCGATCACCGCAAACGCAGCGGCGCGATCCCCGTCTCTTATGAGGGCGTCAATGACGGCGATTTAACAGAGACGTGGGCAACTTCATGATTGACAAGCACTTACGACGTTTTTTAAGTAAGTGTTTTCTACGGCCATGATCTCGCGGGCGCTGCTCAGTTTTCTCGGAAGGGCGATAGTGCAGTCGGCGTAAAGGTGTTTCGTGAGTGCGATGGCGGCATGGCCGATCACGCTCACCACTAGAACGCCGTGGCCTTGTCGGACGGTAGCGGGTGCTGACGGCACTACTGTTCGAACGAACGCTGAGAATTGCTCCAGCAGCGTCCGCGAGGCTCCGCAGAGTTGAACATATGGGCGAAGTGTTCCGCCCGTTTTGTGAATTGAAACCGTGCCATCACCGTCGATGCATCCTCGCCAGAAATGACGGTCGAAGGCAAGGACGTCGCAGGCCGCAGCGGTCGCGGTCTTTCGGGGAGTGACCCCGTAGCGAATCAGTGGGGCCGCAAGTCCGCAAGCCCGAACGTTATAAACGTAGTGCAACCCGTCTCCGAAATGCCCTGCCTTCTTAGACGTTTGGCGTGGCGATATTGGATGATCTGATCCAAGAAACCGTTTGAATGAATGTAGGTGCTCAACGTCCTTCTCTGATACCTGCAGCAGAATTTGGTGGCTGCCCCGGCTTGCATCGGACAGACAACCATCTGTAATCAGGAACCCAACCCAGTATGCCGACTCCGGCGTGATGGTGTCGAACGCACGTTCGTTCAGCGTATGCCGGCGATTGGTGACCGACGTGGGCCGGGTTAGATTCCGGCGCTTCAGCATCTCCCACATGCTGCATTGTTTAACACCAAAGGCATCGGCTACTTGCTGGCAGGTTTCGCCAGCGAGATAGCGAGCGGCAGCATCGATCTTCTGTTGCTCCGTGAGTTTCCCTTGTCGAATTCGCATCGTTCCCTTTTCGTCCATTACTCGTACTTGGGCAATGGTAATTCTCGCAAATCCTTCTAATCGGAGATTTCATGTCCGTAGGCAAACCGTTCATTGAACGTCCGCTCGAAGATGGCAGCGTTCTAAAGTTCCGAAAACTCACCCCGTATGATCGCGCCGAAGTGATTGAACGCGATCGGTCAAGGCGGCGCAAGAAGCTGTTGGCCAACCTCAAGGACGCCGGCGCCGACAAGGGCGAGATCGTCGCATCACTTAACGAGTTCGAGAAAGACGAGGATGAGCGACAGAAAAAGAATCTTGGTCTGTTCATCGACATTTTTAATACGCCGGCGGGCAAGGCCGATGTCATAGACCTAGCTTTAAGCGTGCTGACGATGAAGCGGCCCGGCGAGCAAACATGGGAATACTTAGGGGAATCAGCGAAACTCCGCGAACACGTCGATTCGCTCGGTAGCACCGACGCCTTAGTGTTGGCCGCCGAAATTGCCAGCCTGAAACTCGGCGAACCGGAAGAGGTCGACGATGATCCGGCCGATGAGGGCAACCCCGACCCAAACTCGCAAACGGGGCCGACGAATCCGACAGCGTAGACCCCGAAGACCTTCCCTACTCGTTCTTCAAGCGATGCCGGATCGAACGCGCCTTCCAGCAGATTGCGGATGCGTGGGCGATCCCGCTTGATGAATTCGACTCCCGCCTAGACGCCTTAGAAGACCTGGCGATCAGCGACGAAGGCGGCGATGTGGCTCTGGTAAGAGCGCAACGTCGCGCGATCACCGATGGACCAGAATAAAGAACATGGTCGCACCCAACGACAACTCGGGCGGCATAATCGTGCCGATCTCAGCTAATCTCGACCTGCTCCGCAAGGGGCTGGAAGAGGTCAAGCGCATCGGTGCGAACCCCGATCTGCTGAAGATCACGCCGACCATGAGCTTTAACGAGCGCATGGTGACACAGGAGGTGAACCGCGCCATCATCGCTATGCAGCGCGAAGCCGCCAAGCAACAGGCCCGCGTGATGATGTTCGGCGAGGCCAAGGTCGAGGTGAAGGTCGTCACCAAGGATCAGCAGATCCAGCAGGCGATGGACCGGATTAAAGAGGATATCCGCACCAAAGCCGAGCAGGCGAAGATCGAGGTAGAGGCCAAGGTTCGAATCAAGTCCGAACGCGACGAAGCGCAGAGCATCGTCAACCCATCGCGATTCGCGCGGCAGCGAATGGTCGAAAATCGTGGCGGGTTCACGCAGGCGGTGCGGGGCCGGCAGGCGGAAATGATCCGCGGTATGGCCGACGCAGGAGACGGGTTCTATGTCGAAGAGGCAGCCATCGCAGGCGTCTACGGGGACCATAGCCAGGCGATGCGGCGGTTTCGCGTCCAGAACCGATCCGCATCCGAGAGGGGTTCGCGGGCCGCAAGGGCGGCCGAGCTTCGCGCTTCCCGCGAAATTGACACCGGCGAACTGCTCGGATTCGAAGAATCCTCCGCAGCATTGGCCCAACGCATGCGCGGGGGAATGCCGATCACGTCGCGCACGCAGGCATCCAGCGGGATTAATGGCGCCAACGTCATCGGCGGCCTGACAGCGGCCCTCTATGCCGGCAGCAAGTTCGCGGAACGTATCGGCCCGGCATTCTCGCCAGAAGGTCGACACCTGCGCGCACAAATGGCGCAGGGCGGTGCGATGGCTGGAATGCAGTACAACCAGCAGGCTTATGACATCCATAACTTCCTGACATTGGGAGCCGTCAGCGGCGTTGATGCGTTTGTCGGGTTCAAGGCGCAGAACGAAAAGAACATGGCAGACCTGCAGGCGAAGCTGCAGGGGCAGGCAGCAGCCAGCGCAAGAGCGCATTCCATGCGTCCGGGGGTTGAGTCGGCATTGCTGGCTTCCCGTGGGGATGAGGTAGGCGCCATCCGATCCAGTGGCGAAGCATCGGTATCCGATGTCGGTCGAGTTCTCATCGAGGCCGGCGTTCAGAATTACACCAAAGATCCGATGTATCTGAAGGCGCAGAAGATCGCCGACGCGGCGGTTCGTGATGCACAGGAACAGCGGGCGGCGAATATCCGCGGCATCAACAATGCCGGCAACTTTGCGACCTCCGGGTCAGAGATTGTCACCCTTCAACAACTCGGCAGGGGCGACGAAGCCTTTGCAAAGTCTCAGGCACTTGATCGGCAAAAGCTCGTTGCCACACAGCAGGACCGTCTTGTCGGGGTGAAGGATCAGGAAAAGCGATCTTCGATCCTGGCGACAAACGAGCAGGAGCTATACGAACTTGATGTTCGCCAGTGGGCCGATGCACAGGACCGAAAGAAGCAAAAGGCGATCGACACAAACACGGCGATTGCGGCCACCGAGGAGGCCACGCTTCGCACCTCAAGGCGGAACTACGAAGCCGACCTGTCGGCATTCGACGCAGAGACGAAGGCCAAGCTCGACGGGATCAAGGATCTGGATGCCAAGCAGAACGAAAGCCAGCGCCGGGCGGCGGCGCGGCAGGTGCTTGTTTTCCATCAGCAGCAGGAATTGAACGACACTCTCGCCACATACCGAACCGCTGGCGCCGTGGCGACCCTTCGCGCCCGTAGAGAGAATCAGGCCGCCGATGTCAAGGCGTTCGATGATGAAACGAAGCTGCAGGCTGACAATATCGACGCAGCCAAGCGCGATGGCTATCTGAAGTCCCGCGCCGAGCAACGGGCCGCACTGCTCTCTCAGCAGGGGCAGGAACGAACGAACGTATCGGAATCCCTCCGTACCCGCACGGATCAGGCGAATGCCTCAGCCCGTGGCTACGACGACCTGGCGGGTCTCATTGGCGTACTGGCATCACAACGGGCAGAACGCCGAAACATAACCGACGCCACCGATCCCACCGAGTTGAGTCGGGCCCAACGCGCCGAGCTCCAAGCCATTCAGAGCAGCATCCTCCGTCCCCGTGGCTACCTGTCGACAACCGATGCGAGAAGCGAGATTGCCGGCGGGCCCGGAGGCCAGCAGGGGGATCAGATGTTGAAAATTCTGGAGCTGATCAACAAGGGCATTGACGACCTGAATCGCAAGGAAGACCCCGGCGCGATTCTGAAATAATTCCTATGGCAGTCACAGTACAAAAACGCGCCGTCATTATCGGCAGCTCGTGCGAGGAAGACATCGGCGGCCTGTTCCTCACCGATGTCTATCGCGTCGACGGGATCGTGCCCGGCATCAACCCGTACATTCAGGCGTTGGACTGTCCTGATATCCCCACGCGCGGAACGCCTCACCCCGACCGCGGAAACATCTTTGTCCAGAAGCGGCGACCGCGGCCCTTGCAAAAGAGCCGCAACCAGATGTACGTGGATGTCACCTACCGCCCCAGCGAATACGACCCCACCTTTGCGCCGACCATCGAGTTTCACGCGACCACGATCCCGATCAGCCGACCTTACGATGCCAATGGAACTCCGATCAAGCTGCATTGGGCGGCTCCCCGCGCTGGCTTGGTCAATGGGGCGAGCATCGATGCCTACGGCAAACTGGATGGTTCCAAGGCTGTAGGCATCCTAACGGCCGATTGGGTAGAAAACGCAGACCCTTCCGGTCGGCTACTGCCGCTGATCAACTGCATCAACTCATCTCCCTACAAGGGATTCGCGAAGCATTGCTGGTGGATCAAAGACCTGGATATCGTGAAGGTCCGCTACCACGTCGGCTACCGCATTCACGTTGAACTCGCCTTGGATACTGAGACGTGGATTCAGACGGTCGTGGTTCGGGACATCTACGGCAACATTCCCAAGGGCGTTGATCTTGTCGCGGCTGCCACGGCCCCCCCGGCCCCGCCGCTCACCTACGACGGCTATTTCCGCGGAACGCAGAGCCAGATCAGCAGTTTTTCCAGCCTCGGCATTCCCGGCGTTTCCTGATGGCACAAGAATTCAATATCCCCGAGTTCTCAGTCGGCGAAGTTCTGACCGCGGCCAAGTTGGACATGATGCGCCAAGCGATCATGTACATGCTTGATCGCGTCAACTCGGCGATCGGCAATGCCGAGCAATCGAGCGGCGCGAAAGCCATACCCGTCAAGGTGGGTGATGCGGTCGCTTCCAGGGCCGGCATCTTCAACGGGCGCAGCTTCGCGCCGCCGGTGGTCGCCAAGACCTCTGGCGATCTCGAAGAAAAGATGCTGGGAGAGGGGGCTGTAAGCCCATCCGGCGACGATATCCCCGACGACGTAGAGGTGTGGGATCTCTCCCAGACCGGCCACCGCATCGGCCACTTCGGGGGCTACAACGATGCAGGGATGCCCGTGCTGATGGTGGATGGCAGCAACCCAATCAAGTTCGGCGCCGTCACCGGCGGCGATTGGACCAGCGGCACTACGTTCGACCTGAATCCGTGTAGTGCCGATGGCGTGACAACCGGTGAACCATCAGTGGCCGTCTACGCCAAGAAAGACAAGTCCTCATACTCAATGGTGAACTCAACGAACGTGCCGATGGATACGGTCGTTCCCTACGTCATCGGCAGCAACGGGGATCTGTTTGTGTTGGGCGATGATCCCTCGACCGCGATGACCGACTTCCAGATCGACGGCGACACCTACAAGTTTCAGAAAAAGACCCGCGATACCTGGGGCACATTCCACGGCACGGAAAGCGATTGGGTGGACATCATCACTGGTGGGGCTTGCAGTTAAATGGCCAAGGTTCCACTGTTCCGTGATGGCGTTCCACTGTTCAAGGACGGCGTGCCGCTGTTCGGAGATTCAGGAGATCCATGCTGCTGTGGGGGCGGCACCCCGCCCGTATGCCAATCCTGCCCGGCCGGCTCACCGATCATCCGTGGCTGCTGTTTTGCTACTGATTCCGTTGCGACCATCACCTGGGCGCTTAGCAACATCACCTATCAGTCGGGTGGCGATGGCGACACGATTGATTTTTCGGGAGTCATTTCCGGCAGTCACGAGATACTAAACAGCAGCCCATGCGGATTCCATGAGAATTCGGAGGTAGTTGGACAAGAAAACTCTATTGATTTCAACGG